ATAGATCTGATGACCTCTGCCAGTATATAGGGCAGCATGTGGATATTAAGTATGACATTCACGATATGCAGACAGTCTACATATTTAAGAACGGAAAGCAGGTATGTGAGGCTTATGCACAGGAGCTTATGACCTTTGTAAGCCCGGACGGAGTGGAACAGGATGCATTAAAGGAACATCTTGGCAGACAGAAGAGACAGCTAAAGAGAGACAGANATAGATCTGATGACCTCTGCCAGTACATAGGGCAGCATGTGGATATTAAGTATGACATACACGATATGCAGACAGTTTACATATTTAAGAACGGCAAGCAGGTATGTGAGGCTTATGCACAGGAGCTTATGACCTTTGTAAGCCCGGACGGAGTGGAGCAGGATGCATTAAAGGAACATCTTGGCAGACAGAAGAGACAGCTTAAGAGAGACAGGGAACTGCTTAGAGAGGCTAACATTCCTTTTGAAGAGTTAAATGCCGGATATGTGGGATTTTCTTCCACAGTAGGCGGAATTGACCTGATGATAGGAAAGAAGCCTGAAAAGAAGGAAATAAAGAATAATGTTGTATCTCTTCCAAAGGATAGCACTTATAAGAATNGAACTGCTTAGAGAGGCTAACATTCCTTTTGAAGAGTTAAATGCCGGATATGTGGGATTTTCTTCCACAGTAGGCGGAATTGACCTTATGATAGGAAAGAAGCCTGAAAAGAAGGAAATAAAGAATAACGTTATATCTCTTCCAAAGGATACCACTTATAAGAACGGATTCAGGAAGCAGGAAGACAGTAACGGAAATGACTACATTAATAGAAAGGCTGCAGAAGCATTAAGGGACTTAAAGGCTTTGTAGCAAAAAATTAGAAAGGGGACTTGTTATGGTGGCTGAACAGCTTTATACAGGAGAGAGGGAACTTAAGGATATTGTACAGGATATTCTTTCCAAAATGGACATAACCAAGGCAGAGCTTGCTGAAAGGCTTTCGGAAATGGGAGAAGTCAGGTATACAAGGTCTACCATAAGCAAATATTTATCAGGAAAATATGACTCTAACCCGGAAGGGATTGAGGCAGCACTTTGGGAGTTTGTACGAAGTGTTGAAGGTGATGAGCAAAACAATGGAACAGGCTTGAGGTCAAAGACTGAATACTTTGAATCGGCTGACTTTGTAAATACTTTAGGTATATGCCGATCCTGCCAGGAAGACATGGCTCTTGGGATTGTGGTTGCAAAGTCCGGATACGGCAAGACACATAGCTTAAAAAAGTACGCTAAGATGCCGAGAGTTGCTTATATAGAGTGTGATGACACCATGGCATGCAGAGATCTTGTTGAGGCTATAGAAAAGGAAATAGGAATGCCGCAGGGTGCAGGAGGCACTATATGGAGCAGGGTGAACAGAATAAGAGACTTCTTTAATACAAATGAAGGCTATCTGCTTATCATTGATGAAGCCGACAAGCTGATAAATAAATACACACAGAAGAAGATGGAAATAATCAGGGGAATATATGACCAGGCAGATGTCGGCATAGTGGTTGCAGGAGAGCCAAGGCTTGAAGCTGAAATAAAAGGCAACCTTGTACGCTTTGCAAACCGAATGGACTTTTATTATAAGCTTAAAGGGCTTACAGAACAGGAAGTAAGAGATTACCTTGAAGGCTATGAGATAGACGAGCAGGCTATGAATGAGTTTATGTTAAGGGCAAGGAACAACCAGACAGGGTGCTTCCGTCTTCTTGACAGGACACTTACAAATGTGCTCCGTCTTATGAAGGAAACAGGAGAAAAGAGGATAACCCTTAAAATAATGAGGGAAGCAAGCGGAATGATGATGCTTTAGGAAAGGGGAAACGATATGAAAAAGATGATTACGATAGAAGCTGAAGGAAGCAATGAGGCACTAAATAAACTGGAAAAGTTCCTTGACGGCTTTGCCGAAAGTTTGCTTGAAGAGTGTGAGCTTAAGAGTTATTGCATTACAAAGGACAATGAAAAGGAAGGGATAAAGATTCCGGAGTTTATTATAAGAAAACATGGAACGGTAAAAAAGGAGGCGGTCTGATTGTATGTGCCAAGCATAAAAATATTGTGGGGAATTGCAAAAAGCAAAGAGCTTTCAATGTCTGATGATGACCTGCATGAGTTTGTGTATGGACAGACAGGAAAGTCAAGTATTAAGAAACTTACAAGACGGGAGCTTTCCCTTGTAATAACAGCTCTTGGAAACCTTAAGGATATGGCAGGAGGAAAGAAAAAGACCGGCAATCCTGTCACAGAGGAACAGAGGAAGAAGCTTTACATACTCTCAAGAAGGCTTGGATGGAAGGATAACAGGCGGATAAACGGAATGGCTAAGAGGATGTTTAAGGTTGACCGCATTGAGTGGCTTGACCATACACAATGCTCCAAGCTGATTGAAGCCCTTAAAGCCATGCTTAAGAGGGAAGGAGAGAAGGAATGAAAGATGGGAGCATTAAGCTAAACCTGATAAACGGCAAGGTTTCAATGGAGTGTGGGCAGGCAGAACTTGAAGCGGTTGCAGTAATGTGTGGGGCAATGCAGGCACTGCTTGCATATGAATGCTACAGAAGATTTGATGATGTGGATGATGTAAGAAACTATATGCTTGATCTTCATCTTAGTGCAATGGATGACTTCATGGTATATGTGAAAAGAGGTGGAATAAATGACCAAAGCGGAAAGAAAGTGGAGAGCTGAGAGGGAAAGGGAAAGGCGGGCAATGGGGCTGTTTCCGTCAGATGATATAAATATTAACCTCAGTAGGCTTGAGACATATAAAGAATGGGAACAAACTAATTCGGCATATTTTATCTGGGATAATTATAGAGAGAAGTTAAGTAAAAATTTTAGACCTAAGAAAAAGAAACTTAACCGGAGAAATTTTATAAATGAAGCCAGAAACCTGTGGTTCGAAAGGGAAGCCAGCTACATGTGGGATTTTTACCTTACATGGGCAATGCTATGGATGACTTCTTATTTTGATAACAGTCTAAAGCCGTCAACGGAGTCTATTGGAGCAGTAAAGGTGTTTAAGATAGCTCAAAGGCTTAAAGAGTTTGCAGATGAAAAGAAAGAGTCCGGAGAAACTAAATACACATTTAAAGAGGTTTATGAGAGACTAAAAGACATTGTGGAGGCATAAGAGGGGCTTATGAAAAAAATATGTTTTGTATGTGACTTTTGCGGTAAGGAAATCACCGGGGAAGGCACAAGGCTGATAACGGTATCATTTGAAAAAGGCGGAACCTTCACAGAACCGGATAATGCTTGCGAGTTTCAATTCTGTAAGAAATGCAATGCAGCACTTATTGTTGAACTTGATAAAACTGAGTATGTTAAGGCTAAAAATAAAGCTTTGGGTGTCAAGGATAAGGAAAAGAGCCAGGACAAAAGTTCAGGAAAAAGACTTGATGCAGGAAAGGTTATGGCACTAAGCAAAGCCGGGTGGAGTAATGAAAAGATAGCCGAGGAAATGAAGGTAACGGAAGAACAGATTTATAAGTGTATATATTATCAGAAGAATAAACAAAGTAAGGCAAAGTCCGGAAAGGAGAACAATGAGGAATAATTACAAGAAAGTATCAAGCCATGGTTCAATCAACATACCTGTTGCAATGAGAAGGGAGATGGGACTGCAGGGCGGTGATCCTATGGAGGTATCAAAGGAAGAGGATAAGATAGTAATAAGACCGTATACACCGCGCTGCTTAGCGTGTGAGGGTACAGAGGATGTTGTTCAGTATCTTGGAATAAATATCTGTAAGAAGTGTGTATCAAAGGTACTTGAAAAGATGAAGGGAGAGACATAATGGCAGCTATAAAAGAAATGACAATAAAAGAGCTTGTAAGCGAGGCTGTAAGGCTTGACAGGGAACTTAAAACAAGTAAGAAAACACTTGATGACGTAAAAGCAGAGCTGCAGGCAAGAGGGCTTAAGGACATAGAAGACAGAAACATCAAGTTTGTAAGGTATTATGCAAAAGATGGAAGCGTATCGGTACTTGACGCACAGAGTATGGACGTTATAAATGTTGACAGGCTTAAAGAGGTGCTTTCCGAGGGTGTGTGGAAGTCAAAGGTTACTGAGGAGACAAAGACAACCTATAAATATGACAAAAATCTTGAAAAAATGCTTAAAGCAGCCTTTACAGGTGATTATATCTTTGATACAAGCCTTGAGGACTTCCTTGATACTATGCAGGATAAGCCGGACGACAAACAGAAGAAGCTTCTGCTTAAGAAGCTTAAAGGCGAGTATGTAGCTGATAGGAAAACACTGATAAGCGTATTCGGACATGGTGAGGAAGACACCGGATATTTTGATGTTGAGTTATGGCATATCTACAAAATAAAGAACGGAGAGCTTATAAAGAGCTTCCTTGGCAGTGAACAGGTTGAAAAGGCAATAGCCGGGATAAGAAACTGCCTTATAGTGGATTCAAAAACAGGAATAACGGTTGATTATGATAAGGAGGATAAATAGATGAAAGATATATCAAGCGAGGCAAAAAAGGCAGGTCTTAACGAGCCTGTTAAGAACATTGATGAAATGACAGAGGACGAGCTTATGACATTCAGGAACTCATTTAATCCTGATATGATGGGCTTTGATGGAACAGAAGGAATTGAAGAGGATACGGAAGATACAAAAGGAAATGGTCTTATTACGGAAGGAGATATGAATGAGGAAGATTAATAAGCTGCTTACAAGAATAAATTTTTCGGATGCCAACAGAAAGCCGGGACAAATTAAATACATAGTAAAGCATTACTGCGGAGCAGAAGGTGATGCAAATGCAAACTGCAGATACTTTGCAAGTGGCTACAGGGGTGCAAGTGCCCACTACTTTGTAGGTTATAACGGTGATATATGGCAGTCAGTAGAGGATGAAGACATAGCCTGGCATTGTGGGGCAAGGGTATATAAACACCCTGAATGCAGAAATACAAACTCCATAGGCATTGAGTTCTGTGTAAAAAAGGATAAGAACGGAAGGTGGTATTATACGGAAGAAACAAAGGCTGCAGGGCTTGAACTGATTAAATACCTTATGGATAAGTATGGAATTGATGAAAACCACGTATTAAGGCATTATGACGTTACAGGAAAGATATGCGGTGAGCCTGATGTAAGAAACAACGGCAAAGAATGGGAGAAGTTTAAGAAAGAAATAAAAGGGCATGGAAGGAAAAAGGCAGCACCTGGAGATAAGGTGGGGGAAACTGCCAAGCCGGGAAATAAGAACAATACCACAAGACATAGCAAGTTTAAGGTGAAAACCACCTGCGACAGCCTTAACATAAGGCTTGGTGCAGGTATAGAGTACAAGGCAGTAGGAGAAATTAAGGAAAAGGAAGGCAGCAAGAAGCTTTACACCATAACAGAGGTTAAGAACGGATGGGGAAGGCTAAAGGGCGGAGCAGGATGGATTGCACTTGCCTACACCAAAAAGGTGGGATAAGGCAGAAAGGGGATATAAATGGATAAGAAACTTCTTGATGAGCTTATGGCAGATGTTAAGCCTGAAGACCTTGACGAAAAGAACCGGGCAATATTTGAAATCATTGGCATAGAGGCTATGAAAAAGCTCTTTGACTTAAGAAGAGGTGACAACCTTTATATCCCCAAAGTGGAAAAACTTACCATGCAGGCAAGAAACCGCAGGATAATAAGGGAGTATAAGGAAGGCGCAACTATCAGCGAACTTGCAGGAAAGTATGACCTTACGGTGCAGCATGTCTGGAGGATAGTAAAAGAAGAACCGATGAAGGGGCAGATGAGCATAGATGACTACATAAAAAGTGCAGAACGCTAAGGTCTGCACAATTCGTCAAGAGTGACTGAAAGGGCATCAGCAAGCTTAATAATGGTTGACACCCTTCCGTCCCCTCTTTTTTCAAGGTCTTCTATGGTACGCACAGGCACACCGGAGAGCCTTGAGAGTTCAGGGACGGAAAGCCCTTTTTCAAGCCTTATTTTTTTAAGCTTCATAAGTTCCTCCTAAAAAAGTTTAAAGTACAATAGTACAAGCAGGGCAAAAGGTATTATAAAAAGCACAAGACGGACTAAAAGCCTTACCATTTCTTTTATAAGTTCTTTCATGCTTGCATTGTCGGGGGATTGATGTTATATTTTAGATAAGGTACAGGGGCTTTCGCCCCCGTCCCTTATCTAAGGGAGTGGATGAGGAAGAGTATCACACCGGCTAGTGAAGATATTTTCCAGGCAAGCTTAACGAGTTCATCGAGCAACTTGTTAAGCTCCCTTGCCGCTTCCGTCATCCTACGGATTTTATCCCTCAACTTTTTCACCTCCTTTCTATGGTTTAATTATACCACGTAAATACGTGGAAGTCAAGCATAAAATCCCTATTTTATCATATTTTTTTTAATATTTTTATCCAAAACAGGTTTTTATTTTCCTTTGAATTATAAGGTTAAATGAATAAATGTAGAATGAGCATACAGTAAAAAACTGTATGCTTATTTTATTTTAAACTGAAAAGGAGGAAATTATGACAGAAGCATTGACAAAGTTAGGTATTCAGGATGTAACTGCACTTTTGGGAGTGTTTATGGCTTTTATCGGAGCCTGTGCTTTTGCAGTATCCATTGTGGTGGAGGGGCTTAAGAGCATTGAGGCAGTAAACAGGATTCCGACTAAGCTTACCTGCTACATTGTAGCCCTTATACTCACTCCGCTTGCATTTGTGGCACTTATGGCATATTTACACAAGCCTGTTGAGTGGTTTAGCGTGTTTGCATCTTTTCTTGCAGCCTTTGTAGTTGCAAAGGTCAGCATGGGCGGATGGGATGATGTTATGGAGCTTATGGATAAGATGTTTAAGAAGAAAGGGTGATTTATGAATTATGTAATAACCTTTCAAAATGTAATGGCTGCTTTTATAGCAATAGGCGGCAGTATTTTCATTTTTTTTGTCAAAAAGTGGTTCGCTGATATGGAAAAAAAGGACTTGGAGCTTCTTGTTAAGCTTGAGTCCGGAAACAAAGACATAAAAGACCGCATAGAAAAAAATGATGCCAAGACCAATGAGAGAATAGACCGTCTTGAAGAAAAGACAATAAGGGACATTGAGGGCATTAAACAGGAAATAAACGATATTAAGGGAGATTTTGCCACTACCTTTGTACTAAGGGAGGACTTCTTCCGTTCAATGAATGCGGTAGAGGATAAGGTAAAGAGCATTGATTCAAAAATTGACAGACTGCTTTTAAGGGAAGGGAAGTGAAATAATTGACAGATACGGAAATGGCAGAGGTAAGCCGCAACAAAGCTGTAAGGGGCTATATAATCAGGTGCCTTGTAAAGGGCTTTAACAACGCTGCACTTACAAGACAGGTTTCAAATTCCCTTATGGCTTCAGGTCTTATCATTTCCCCGGATATAAGCAAGTATCTTGATTACCTTAACGGAGCAGGCTACATAGAGTTTACCCAGGATAAGGTAACTGCTTATACAGCGTATTCAAAGGACGCGGTTGTTAAGCTTACTAAAAAAGGCATTGACCTTGTGGAGGGCACGATAGAAGATCCGGGAGTGGATGTATGATATGGGAAGAACAAGAAACAGGATAAGCTCAAAGATTGATGAGCTTCCGGAAGAGATAAAAGTAAAGGTTGACACCATGCTTGCTGACATATCGAATACATACGTAGATATAGCGGAGTTTTTAAAGTCTAAAGGCTTTGATATATCAAAGTCAAGTGTCGGCAGATATGCAAACCGGAGCAACGCTCTGATAAACAGAACCCTTGAGGCTCAGGCTCAGATGGACAGGTTTGTAAAGGCTGTGAGGGAGAATCCGGATGCGGACTATACCGAGGCAGCAATCCTTCTTACTATGAACGGTCTTGTAAACAAGGTAGCAACGGCAGAGGAAGAGTTTGACACTATGCCTCTTGATAAGGCAGGAAGGCTTATAGCATCGCTGTCAAGAACCAAGGTATATAAGGACAAGGTAAGGCAGGAGATGAAGAAAAAGGCAGACCTTGCGTTCAAGGAAATGGAAGCTGAAATGATGAAGACTATAAAGGGCGATGCAATGCTTGCTGAAAACCTTAAGGAAATACTTAAGGCCGCAAAGGAAAGGATGCTTTCTGATGATTGACATTGATAACTGGCTTTATGAAATGGAGCAGGATGAAGACAGTGATAAAGCTTCAGGAGAAAAATACCAGAGGGAGCTGTTTAGGGATTATGTGTTAAGAAATAATGACAGACTTCCAGAAAGAAAGGCACTTCTTGAAAGATTTGAAAAGGGTGAACAGCTTACCGGAGAGAAGGGATTAAGAAGACTGCTTGCAGCATTTGACCTTTCATACTTTGGCAGAGCCTATCTTCCACACTACTTTACAAGAAAGTCCCCGGCTTTCCATGAGGAGCTTGATCGTGTATGGACTGACGGAGTCATGAAGGGAAAAAATCCGGTAGAGAACAGTAAGGAGATATCCGGGCTAAAGGGTTCAAGAAATGTGACGGCTGCACCAAGAGGGCATGCAAAGAGTACAAACCTTACCTTTAAGGACACGCTTCATGCAATCCTTTATAAGTATAAGCACTACTGTATTATCATATCTGACTCAACGGAACAGGCAGAAGGCTTCCTTGAGGATATTAAAACAGAGCTTGAGGACAATGCAGCCATTAAGGAAGACTTTGGAGAGCTTAAGGGAGACAAGGCATGGAGAAGCGGAGTGCTTCTTACTAAAACTGACATAAAGGTTGAAGCAATAGGCTCAGGCAAGAAGATAAGGGGAAGGAAGCACAGAAACTGGAGACCTGACCTCATAGTGCTTGATGATATTGAAAATGATGAGAACGTAAATACACCAGAACAGAGAAGAAAGCTTAAGAGCTGGTTTGAAAAGGCTGTATCAAAGGCAGGAGACACATATACGGACATTATGTATATAGGAACTGTACTGCATTATGATTCGCTTTTAAGTAACGTTCTTAAAAACCCAAGATACCACGCAAGGAAGTACCGGGCGGTGATATCCGAGGCAGTAAACACAAAGCTGTGGGATGAATGGGAAAGCATATACATCAATCTTTTTGATGAAGACCATGAGGCAAATGCCAAGACCTTCTTTGAGGCAAACAGGGAAGAAATGCTTAAAGGCACTGAGGTTTTATGGGAAGACAAGCTGTCATATTATGACCTTATGGAGATAAAAATAAGTGAAGGGGCTGCTTCCTTTAACTCAGAACTTCAAAATGATCCGGTTGATCCTGATAATGCGACCTTTAATCCTGAGTGGTTTGATTACTACGAGCCGGAACTTGTGGACTTTAAGAGCAGGGATTTTATATTCATAGGTGCAAACGATCCTTCACTTGGAAAGAATAAGAAATCAGACACAAGCTCAATTATTAACCTGGCACTTAACCTTACTACAGGATATATGTATGTGGCTGATGCCTCCATAGAAAAAAGAAAGCCGGACATCATTATAGAGGATATCTTTGAAATGAGCAGAAGGCTTAAGAGGGATTACGGTACAGGCTTTTACAGGTTTGGAGTGGAGACGGTACAGTTTCAGTATTACTTCAAGGAGGTAATGGCGGCAAGGTCAGCCGAGACAGGCGAGTATCTTCCGATTGATGAAATCACAAATACCGTAAATAAGGTTTTAAGAATTGAGTCACTTCAACCGGTTATCAAAAATAAATACCTTAAGTTTAACAGGGAGCATAAGACACTTTTAAGACAGCTTGAAGAGTTTCCGTTTGGAAGGAATGATGACGGTCCGGACGGACTTGAAATGGCAGTAAGGCTTGCCCAGGCAGTAAAGCCTGCTGTAGGAAACGGAAAGTATATCAGCCTGTTTAAGCGTAAATTGAAGTTTGGAAAAGGAACATATTAGGAGGTAGGAGACTTTGAAGAATAAAAAAAAGAAGGCGGTTCCTGCCACCGGAAGATACAGACCTGTTACTGAGAGGCTTATTCCAAGAGAATACTCAGACAGAAGCTCATACTATCCTTCAAACGGTCTTACACCAAGGAAGCTTGCAAGGATATTTAAGGCGGCTGACCTTGGAGATGTGTCGGAGCAGATGGAACTCTTTGAGGAAATGGAAGAAAAAGAACCTCATCTTTTCTCACAGCTACAGACAAGGAAGCTTGCCGTATCAGGTCTTGACTGGGAAATACAGCCGTTTAGTGATGATGAAAAGGACAAAGAGGTAGCTGAGTTTATAACGGAACAGCTAAAAGGCATTGAAAGCCTTGATGAAGTCTTTACAGACCTGCTTGATGCCATAGGCAAAGGAATAAGTGTGATGGAGCTTATCTGGGGAACTGACAGGCAGGGGAGAAACATACTTGAAGAAGTTGAATACATACATCCTAAAAAGCTTGTATGGGATTCCCTTACAGATGAAATGAAGATATGTACCACAGCATTTCCTTCCGGTATGAGCCTTATTAAAAATAAGTTCGTGGTTCATAAATATAAGGCAAAGTCAGGATTTTCAAGCAGAAACGGAATACTTAGAGTTGTGGCATGGATGTACTTGTTTAAGAACTACGGAGTAAAGGACTGGATAGCCTTCTGTGAGGTCTTTGGAATGCCGCTAAGGCTTGGCAAATACGGGCAGACTGCATCAGAGGATGACAAGAAGGCTCTTATGGAAGCCATATACAGTCTTGGAAGCGATGCTGCAGGAATAGTTCCTGATTCTACAGTAATAGAGTTCATAGAAAGCAACAAGACTTCAAGTGCAGAAATATATGAAAAGCTTGCAAGATACTGCGATGAACAGATAAGTAAAGCTGTACTTGGGCAGACTCTTTCATCCGATTCCGGAGGCGGTTCTTATGCCCAGGGCAAGGTACACAATGAGGTAAGACATGACCTTACGGTTGCAGATTCAAAGGCACTTGCAGCAACCATAAGAAGAGACATTATAAGACCTCTTGTGGAGTTTAACTTTGGTACGGATGCCGATATACCGTTCTTTGTATTTGACTGTGAGGAGTCCGAAGACCAGAAGGAAACGGTTGAAATATATAAGACACTTGCCTGTGATATGGGATTAAAGATACCAAGCAGCCATATATACAAGAAGTTTGGAATACCAAAGCCTGAGGAAGGGGAGAGCGTGCTTGAACCGGGCAGACGTATGGAACAGATACAGGAACCTGCAGAAAGCTTCAGTCTTAAAGAAACTGATCCGGGTATAGTACAGACAGATGGAATAACAGCCGAGGCAGTAAAGGCTTCTGAAATATATTTTGATGAAATGCTTAAGCCGATTCTCAAAATAATTGACACAGAGGAGAGCCTTGAAACCCTTAAAGAGAAGCTAAGTAATGAAAAGGAACTGGAAAAGCTCTATAAAGATATGGATTCCCCGGAACTGAGTGACCTTCTGCACCAGGCAGTTTACCTCTCGGAGCTTATAGGAAGGAGCAGGAATGACTAAAGCGGAATATGGACTTGGAAATATATTCAGGTTTAAGGAAGCGGTGGCTTTCCTTAAAGGAAAGAAAGCACTTACTCCGGATGAATATAAAAAGCTTGGTGATGAATGCAGGGCTAAAGCGTTTACAGTAGCAGGCTACACAGAGCTTGAAGTCTTGCAGAAGTTTCTTGATGAATTAAGCAATGCAGTAAGTGAGGGAAAAACCAAAAGGGAATTTAAGGACGAAATGAATTCCTTCTTGGAAAGAAACGGATATAAGGCATTAAAACCTTTCAGGGCTGATGTGATATTTAGGACTAACATCCTTACGGCATATAATGCAGGACACTATAAGAGTATGACGGAAGCAAAGAGACTGCGCCCCTTTTGGCAATACATCACAGCCGGAGACGGTGAAGTAAGGGAGTCCCACAGGGCAATGGAAGGAAAGGTTTATGCTGCAGATGATCCTATATGGAATGTATGGTATCCGCCAAACGGCTTCGGCTGCAGATGTTCGGTGGTAAGTCTTACAAAAGCCCAGGCAGAAAGGCAGGGCATTAAGGTAAGCAGTGAGCCGCCTTATGAAGTGGATACCGAAACAGGGGAAATTCTTTATAAAACTCCTGACAAAGGCTTTTCTAATAACCCGGCTAGGGATAAATGGAATCCTGACCTTTCAGGCTTTAATGAAGACCTTAAAAAGGCTTTCAAAAAAAGAGAGGAGGGCGGTAAAAATAAAAACGCGTAAAATGACCGTAGAGCGAAAAAAGTTAAAGGGTGCATAAAAGTATAGCTAAACGATTTTACCCCTGCTCGCACGCGTTCGCACGCGGTTATATGAGGAATTAAGTGAGGTGTATATAGATGAATGGAATTTTAAGATGCAGCGGTCTTCCTGTTGAGGTTAAAGAGGTACCGGAAATAATCAGAATACTTCCGATTGGAGAGGTAAAATCAAGGAAGGGCGATTTTATCGTGGATGATGAAAGCGTTGAACTTATAAAGCTGTACTTCTCAGGAAGAAAGGTTGACCTGGTTATTGATTATGAGCACCAGAGCCTTGATAATACACAGGCTCCTGCTGCAGGGTGGATAACAGAGATAGGCAGTGAAGACGATGCGGTAACTGCAAAGGTTAAATGGACTGATAAGGCAGAGGAGTATCTAAGAAACAGGGAATACCGTTATTTATCTCCGGTTGTTCTTGTAAGAAAGAGTGACAGAAAGGCTGTAGCAGTACAGTCCGTAGCCCTTACTAATACACCTGCCATAGATGGAATGTTTCCGGTTGTTAATTCCCTTACAGGGGATGATGATAATGAAGAACCAAAGGAGGAAAAAATGGATATTAAGGAACTTGCTTTACTTCTGGGGCTTGATGAAAATGCCACAGAGGAAGACGTGAAAAAGAAGCTTGCTGAGATTAAGGAAAAGGCGGAAAAACAGGAAGAGGAAAAAGAGATACCTGTTGCAAACTCAGTGGTACTTTCACTTCTTGGACTTGATGAAAAGGCAAAGACAGAGGATGTGGTTACTGCTGTAATGAGCTTTAACAGCCATAAGGCAGATGAAGAAAAAGAGGAGCTTAAAAAGAAGCTTGAGGAAAGAGAAGCAGGTGATCTTGTGCAGACGGCACTTAAGGATGGCAAGATATCAGCAGCACAGAAGGAATGGGCAATGTCCTATGCTTTAAGTGATAAAGAAGGCTTTAAGAACTTCTTAAATAAGGCTCCGGGTGTAGTGCCTATGGGAAGGACTGAAACAGTCCAGACAGCCTCTAAGACAGAAGCACATGATGAACTTACTGCAAAGATATTAAAAGACAGCAGCATTACAGATGAAGATGTTGAGAAATTCTTTAACGACAGACAGGAGGAAATCTAAATGGGAATAGCGGAAAGAATGGGTGGATATCTTATGGAAATCCCGGTAAAGGCAGCCGTAAAAATTGAAGCAGGAGAGCTTGTGGCTGTCGGTGCTGACGGATATGCAGTTACTGCCACAAAGGCTGCAGGCTTAAAGATTGCCGGGTGCTCGGCAACACTTGCAGATAACCGTACAGGAGCAAACGGAGATGTAAAGGTACTTGTTAAAAGAGGAACCTTTGTACTTGAAAATGATGGCAAGATAAAAAATACAGACATCTTAAAGGATGCCTATATAGTTGACAGTAAAACAGTAACAAATACAGCAGACGGCTCAAGCAAAGCAGGAAAGATTATCGGAGTTGAAGCTGACGGTGTTGTAGTTGAGATTATGTAAGGAGGATAAGGATAATGATAGTAAACCAGGCAAGCTTAAAGGGACTTGACATCGCTTACTCAACAGCCTTTAACAAGGCATTTGCAGGAGTAAAGGACACTCATGATAAATTTGCAACCACTGTGCCAAGCAGTACAGGAGAGACAAATTATACATGGCTTGGACAGATGCCGGGAATGAGGGAATGGATAGGTGAAAGGACGATTCAGAACATTTCAGCCTATGATTACAGTATCAAAAACAAGAACTTTGAGTCTACCATTTCAATCCCAAGAAATGCAATAGAGGATGACCAGTACGGACAGTATTCGACAGTATTTGCCGCACATGGCGAAGAGGCTGCAAGACATCCGAATGTACTCTGTTATGAGGTATTAAAGAACGGATTTAGCGAAAAATGCTTTGACGGTAAGACATTTTTTGCAGAAGACCATCCAAGTGGAAAAGATGGCAAGGTTAAGGCATCAAATCTTTCAAAAAAGAAGTTTAGTGAGGCTGAGTACGAAAAGGCAAGAAAGGCAATAATGATGTTAACAGGTGATAAAGGACAGAGCCTTGGACTTGTACCGGATCTTCTTGTAGTATCACCTGCAAATGAAAAGGCTGCAAGGCTTGTGCTTGAAGCAGACCAGATAAACGGAACCACAAATGTACTTAAGGGAACTGCAGAGCTTCTTGTTGCTCCGGAACTTGCAGACAGGGAAAACTACTGGTTTTTACTTTGTACTAACCGTTTCCTTAAGCCAATCATCTTCCAGGACAGAAAGAAGGCAAAGCTTACAGCACTTATAAAAGATGATGATGACAATGTATTTATGAGAAATGAGTTTATCTGGGGTGTGGATGCAAGATACAATGCCGGATATGGCTTCTGGCAGATGGCATACGGTTCAACCGGAACAGAAGCGTAGACAGGAAGGAGAAGGTAAATGGCATATTGTAGCGTAAAAGAAGTCCTTGATATGTTAAAGGCTGATATGATGAATGCAATCATCGGAGACGAATATATTGAAGACGAGGCTGAAAGAAAGAAAAAAATAGAACCGCTTGCAGAGGAAGCTATAACTGATGCAGATGCGGAGATTGACGGTTATCTTGCCAAACGCTACAAACTGCCGTTTGCCGAAACTCCAAAGGTGCTTAATAAGTTCTCTAAAGACATAGCAGTCTATAACCTGGCTTCAAGAAAGGGAGTAGATGAAAATGACAGGGAAAAGACCTACCTTACAAGATATAAGGCAGCCATTGCGTTTCTTACGAAAGTTGCTGAAGGACTTATCGACATAGGAGTATCAGGAATTTCAAAAGAAAGCCTTTCAAAAACAGGCTTTTCAATGAAAAGCTCAGACAGGCTGTTTACAAGAAGCAGTATGAAAGGCTGGTAGTTATGAGTGAAGTATCTGTGAAGCTTGACGGTGAAGTAAACGGGCTGCTTGAAAAAATGAAAAGTCTTTCAGATGTGGATAAAGCCGAGGTTATGCGAGCCATTGCAGAAGGTCTTAGGACTTCAACCATAGAAAGGTTCAGGTCTGAGAAAAGCCCTGAAGGAGTCAAGTGGGAACAGTCCACAAGGGCAAAATCTACAGGTGGAAAAACCCTTACAAAATCAGCAGCATTAAGGAATTCGGTAAAGGCTAAGGCTGACAGTAAGGGAGCTTCAGTAGGTACAAACCTTGTGTATGCAGCTACGCACCAGTTCGGAGCTGAAAGAACCATAAGGGCTAAGAATGCCAAATATTTGTGGTTTAAGGGTACGAGCTGGGCAAAAAAGAAAGAAGTAAGCATACAGATACCTGCAAGACCGTTCCTTGGCATAAGTGATGAGGATATGGCTGAAATTAAAGAACTTATGATTGAAGCAGTTACGGAGTGATTATGAAAGAGGAAAGAGACTTTTTAATAAAAGCACTGCAGAACGCAGGAGTAAAGGGTAAGATACACGAATCCATGAAAACGCTTAAAAACTGCAGTGAGCTGCATGTGGGTGCGGTATTAAGAGTCAGGGAGAATTTCACACGTTCAGGCTCAAAAAAGAGATATACAGACAAAGAGGGGCAGAGGAAACAGAGAAACAAACTCTTTGACAGGATTACCGTTCTGCATGTTGTTATTGCAGACACATCAGAGGATAAGGTAGAAACGCTGCTTAATAACTTTCTTACAGGCATATCAAAGGGCTTTGAGGTAAACGGAAACTGGGTAGACCTTGAGCTGTCTGATGCCGAGTGGCTTGAAGAGGAAGACACCATACTAAAGGCAAAAATTACCGTAGAGTTTGATGTGACATTAAAAGGCGGAATATATGTGGATACTGATGTGGTTAATATTGGACTGGGAGAGGTAAACGGCAGTCCGGAAAGGATATAGGATGGAAACAGAAGGTTATAAGAGCATTGAGGAATTAAAAGTCATAAAGGAAACCCCTGATACGGTTTTTGAAGGTGTCAAGGCAATGATGGAATGGACAAACGGCAGACAGGTAACGGAGGAAGAGTATGATGCAGCCGTTACAGAGTTTAACAGTGCTCCGATTGGTGGGAGGTAGATATGTTTAGTGAAGTAAATGTAAAAGTTGAGGATGGGAATCTCGGAAGAAGCAGCATTACATCAAGAAATGCACAGGTAAAGATTGGTGTTTCGGATGTTTTGAGCAGTATTCCACTTCTCATAACAGGAATGATGAAGCCTGATGAGATAAGGGAGAAGCTTGGCAATACACCACTTGCGGATGCCTGCATAGATGCCACAGAAAACGGATTAAGTACTATTTATGCCATACCGGTAAAAGCAGACATAAACGGCAGCAAAGGTGAAGTAACCCACACAGGTACAGGAAGCGGAACTCTTGATGTATCAGGAAACCCAAACAATGCCTATGACATAGTAATTAAAATTAAAAAGGGTGGAAAAGCTAACACAGGAAGCTTTAAGTGTTCGGTTGATGGCGGCAACAGCTATCTTGATGAAACAACTATTCCTTTAAGCTTAAAGTATGAAATACCGGGAACAGGACTTGCCGTTACCTTTACGAATGGAAGTTCTGAAACAGCCTATGTTGAAGGTGATGTTTATTCATTCTCGACAACTGCACCGGGGATGAACAATAACACAGTACTTAAAGCTGTTGAAATGTTAAATACGTTTAATAAAAACGTTGAAATCTGTCATATAGTGGGTACATCGGTAAAAGCTTTATGGGCAGCCCTGCAGAGTAAGGCAGAAGAGCTTCTAAACGTATATAAAAAGCCTGTTATTTTCCTGCTTGAAGGAAGAAGATGCGGTAAGAGTGAAAGCATTGATGAGTACCTGCTTGCGATGGAAAATGAAAGAAAAGGCATTACAAGCAAGTATCTATGTGTAGTTCCAAGCTATGGAATATACACAAGAAAAGACTTAAGGACACAGGAAGTAAACTTTGCAGGTCTTATATCAGGTCTTATAGGCAAGGCAAAGGAGAGCTTATCAATAGGCTGTGTGGAAGAGTTCCCTATAAGCTCTGCAAAGCTTATTAAGCTTGTGCCGGAAGGAATGGAAAACTACAGCAAACAGCTTGATGAATTAGGCTATACGGTTTTAAGGCAGTATGTTGGAAAGGACGATTTCTATGTGTCAAATGGCAATGTAATGTCAAAACCCGGAAGTGATTTTCCGTATGTTGAAAGCGTAAGGGTTCTTAACAGGATAGTCAGGGAAGTATCAATGAAGGCAACTGATAAAGTACAGACTGAAATAGATCCTGAAAACCTTGAAAGCAGCATAAAGGTTATTGAAGCTTATTTAAACATTGCGGTTGAGGAATGTGAGAACGATAAGATAATCAGTTCCGGAGAAGTAAGCATCAATACTGAAGGGCTTAACATACTTGCAGATGAAACGCTTAATGTAAATGCAACCTGGGTTCCGATGGGAACTGCAAGAAGATTTAACTTGAGCTTTGCCGTAAGCAATCCAGCAGTACAGGGAGGTGAATAAGAATGGCAAAACAGCTTGTAAATGGAAAAGTCTATGACTGGTCAAGTATCACTATCAATATGACCGGAATGGACAGCATAGAGCTTTTGGAGATTTCCTATGATGACGAGCAGGAGCTTGATCTTATATATGGAAAAGGTGGAAAGATAAGAGGTTATGGCACAGGCAACCAGAAGAATTCAGTTAAACTCTCAATGCTTAGGGAAGACTTTAACGAGATGGTAAGAGTTGCTAAAAAGAAGGGACTTAAGAGCTTTTATGCACTTACCATACCTAAAATAACCGTAAACTATGCAGATGAAGGGGCACCAACTACAACGGACGTTCTCACAATGATTAAATTTTCAAAGAGATCCCTTAAGGCTGCACAGGGTGATAAGTCAATGAAGGTTGATCTTGACGGAACTGCTATAGGCGGAATTAAGTTAAACGGACTTGGAGCCTGATAAATAAAACATATTAAGGAGAATGAAATGGATAATTACAATGCGTATACAGATGACACAAAGGATGAAGTTACAACCGCTATAAAAGAACCTGAAAAAGAGGTCTGCACAGTCCTTGAAGCTTTAAGGAAAAGATACAAGGAAATGGACGGAAAGATTTATGAGGTAATTACTTCAATCCAAGAGGATGATGATAATGAAAAAGAATTTGACTTCATCTTTAGAAAGCCTAAGATTGCATCCTATGACAGATATGTAAAGACTGCAGGAACATCAGGAACAAAGGCACTCAAAACCTTTGTAACTGATAATATCTGTGAGGAACAGGTTGAAGAGCTTAGAGCTGCCCTTGAGGAATATCCGGCTATGGCTATAAGCCTTGGTGAGAAGCTTCTAAATATGCTTGGTCTTAGCAAGGAAACAACCGTAAAAAAGTTATAGAGGACTACAGGGAAGAACTAAAAAGTAACTTAGTAATCCAAGGCAAGCTCCTGATATATAAATATCTTCCGGATGAACTTATAAACAATGTTGATGACCTTGATTTTGATGATTTTTACAGGCTTATGGCACTTGCAGATATTTCAAGGGAAATGAGTATAAGAGATATGGAAGCAGGAACAAATGGGGGCTTGGCGGCAGCTTTTGGAGAGGATGGGAAATAGTAAGATAAATGGGAATGGAAGCAGTATTTAAGCTTTCTGTTGTGCTTTCCCTTATGGACAAGATGACATCCCCACTCTCAAGTGCTACAGGAGGCTTTCAGAAAGCAGGCAAGGTTATGACTGCTGCAGGTGCAGGAATAGTAACCGCCTGTACCGGAATTGTAACTTCAACCTTTGAAACACAGAACGCACTTGGTGAGCTGTCATCTCTTGGAGTAAAAGACCTTAAGGCAGTTGAAAGTGCGGCTAAGAGTTTCTCCGATACCTGGGCAGGAACAACCAAAAGTGATTTTATAACCGCAGCCTATGACATAAAGTCCGGTATCGCATCTCTTTCAGATGAAGGAGTTGCCAAGTTTACAGAACTTGCAGCCATTACAGGTAAAGCAACAAAATCAACAACCCAGGAGATGGGTTCACTCTTTGCAACCGGTTATGGTATCTATAAGGGTGCTTACAAGAACATGTCCGACCTTCAGTTTGGAGAAATGTTCTCGGCAGGGATATCTACGTCTGTTAAGAACTACAAGACAGCAGGAACACAAATGGCAAGTGCTATATCTGTACTTGGAGCAACGGCTACCAATAACAGGGTATCAATGGAGGAACAGCTTGCAATACTTGGACAGCTTCAGACTACCATGAGCGGTTCAGAAGCAGCGACTAAGTATAAGGCATTCTTAAACGGTGCAGCTAAGGCAGGTACAAAGCTTAGAAGAAGTTTCGTTGATGGCAACGGAGACCTTTTAAGTACAACAAGGATACTTGAAAAGCTGCATAAAAAATACGGACGAACCATTGATGCAATGGAAAAGCAGGAATTAAAGGAAGCCTTTGGGACAGATGAAGCGGTTGCAATGATTGATTTGCTTTATAACAACGTTGATGTACTTAAAGGTGGAATAGATGATCTGTCGGCAAGTATGAAAAAGGGAGTCTCAGTAACCAAAGAGATGGCTTCTGCAATAAACTCCACCCCTGAACAAAAGTTTAAGGTTATACAGCAACAGATACATAACAATGTTGAGGAACTTGGAAATGCCTTACTGCCTATTGCAAATGATGTGCTTACAAAAGTAGGAGAGCTGGTAGCAAAGTGGTCAGCCTGGACTACTGAGAATCGGGCAACCGTTGAAACTATAGTAAGAATGGCGGCAGTACTCGGACCTCTTCTGATTATACTGGGTAGTGCAATAGGCATTATATTGGGTGTAAGTAGCGCAATCATAAAAGTTAAGACAGCATTTACAATAGCACAGGGAGCCATGGCAATAATGAAAGCTAAATGGGCAGCACTTAACATTACCTTTGCCATATCTCCGATTGGCTTAATTATTATAGGTATTATAGCCCTTGTGGCAGCATTTGCGATACTTTGGAATAAGTCAGAAGCGTTCAGAAATTTTTGGAAACGGCTTTTTTCGGGAATAGTAAATACTGTTAGAAATGCATTAAATGCTGTTAAAAATTTCTTTGGAAACATAATGGGTGCAGCTTCAGCTACAGTAAAAGAAAAGCTTAACAATATTAAAAATGCCTATAAAGCTAATGGTGGTGGAATAAAAGGAATAGCAGCAGCAAGCTTTGAAGCAATAAAAGGACTTTATACTACCGGCTTTACATTTATAGACAAACTTACAGGCGGTAAACTTACAGCTATAAAAGATAAGTTTATGGAGGGCATGAATGCAGCAGGAAATGCCGTAAAAGGAGCACTTGATGGTATAAAGAACTGGTTTAGTGAAAAGCTTACAGCAGTTGCCGACTTTGTAAAGGGAATTATAGATAAGATAAAGGGCTTCTTTGGGATAGACATCCCTACTCCAAAAATCAAACTGCCTCATTTCTCCATATCCGGAGAATTCAGTATAGCCCCTCCAAGCGTTCCAAGTCTTTCGATTGACTGGTATGCAAAGGGTGGTGTTATGACAAAGCCGACAATATTTGGAGCATCAGGCGGTAAACTTTTAGGAGGTGGAGAGGCAGGAGATGAAGCAATTCTTCCGTTATCTGCCCTTTGGGAAAAGCTCTCCATGTTCATAAGAAGAGAGCTTAAAGACAAGGATAATGACAAAGAAAGCAATAGCGTAATAACTTCTTTTGTAAGAGAAGGGTTAAGAAATTTAAGAGTACGGTCATCAGATAATAAAGAAAAGGAAACCAGGGAAAGACAGCATAAAAAAGAGTCAGGAAATACCATAATACAGAAGCTTGAGATTACCCTGAACCTTGAAAAGCTTAAAGACCTTCCTACCCTTTTCAAACTTATTGATGAACTAAAGGATGCACAAAACTCTAAGGATAAACCAAAGCTAGCGTAAAAGTAAGGAGGAAAGTTTCATGTTGCTTGTACAGGATAATCTGTTAAAGCTGGGTGGTGTTAAGATATCGGGGCAGATGAAAAGTATTGAAATATCTCAGGCTGCCACGATTGAAAATATTGAAGATGATAAAGGAAAGACCAAAGCCACACAGCCTACAGGGTATGAGTCTGCTAAGATTACAATCGAGTTCATACTTGAAGCTTCAAAGCATGAGAGTGAGAAGGAACAGATGGACAAGCTGCAGAGACTTTTCAAACCTTACGGACAAAAGAAAGCAAAAATATTAAAAATAGTAAATGAGGACTGCAGCGCAAGGGGGATATCAAAAGTATACTTTCAGTCCTTAAGCACACAGAATGTCATAGCAGAAAGCGGAAGGACTGCAACACTTGAGCTGCTTACCCCTATATCAGCAGGTATAAAGACAAAGAAAAAAGGAGCTTCCGGAAAGGCTTCAGGACGAAGAAGATATACAGGGTATAGAGGAACTTATGTAAATAAAAAGACAACAAAGAACTCAGGGAAAAGCCCGGCAGCAAAAATAAGAAATACGAAGAATTATAAAACTGATGTGAGGATAATGTTAAGTTAAGGAGTTTCAGATGGGATATAAAAAGCTTATCAGTCCTGAATTTAAAATAAGCACTGAGAAGTATGAACTTACTGACGGCATTGAGGTAGAATATCATAGCTCCACAGAAAAAAAGGCAGACTGGTGCAAGGTGGAATTATCATCAAAACTTAAAAATATAGTGAGCTTTGGTGATATGGAAACGGCAACAGTAGAGCTGGGATATGAAGATGACTTTGACAGGCTTCTTACAGGCTATTGCAGAAAAAACATAAAGGACGGTTCGGAAGAAATAATAATAAGAGACCGGATGATAATGCTTGAAAGAACCGAAATAAAAGCTACATTTACGGATTGTATTCCACAGGATGTAATAAAGTTTATTCTAATGCAGTCAGGCATTGACGGGTACAGACTGAGTGAGAAGGAATATCCTAAAAAAGCGGTTTTTATATCAGATAGAAAGAATGCCATACAAACCATTGAAAGCATGAACATGCTTTGGGGTATAGATAATGACTTCTTTTTCAGAGATGGAATATTTTACTGGGGAGTAAGACCTGAACAGGATACGGTATATATTTTGGAAGAAAATGGGAACATTATGTCGCTTAAAAAATATGGAAGTCTGTTTGAAGCTGAAACACTTGGAGTCCCCTGGATACATCAGGGTGATTTGATTGAGATAAGACATACAAAATTTACAGGTGAAGCTAAGGTGCAAAAGGTGATAATTAAGCGTAATGAAAGCGGATATACAAGGATGAGTGTATTTTTCTATGGAGGTTAGTGACAATGGCAGGACTGCTTGAAGATTTTACAAGAACTGCTATAGAGCAGGAAATAAAAACAAACTATCCGCATATTGAACATCCTGCAGGGGTATATGCAAAGGTAGTATTTGCCACAGAAGATAACGGTAAATACATTTGTGTAATAAGGATACTGGACAGGTCAATGAACATAGATAAAAGCTTTCCGGAAATACCCGGAGTAAAAACAGACGTTAAGGTAAAAGCCGGAGATACAGTTGCAGTTCTTATGCTGTATGGTGGAAGTGCTTTTTATATATTAGGGAGATATGACGGATGAGTATTATTGAAGAAGATGATATTGACATAAAGCTTGATGTAAACGGACAGCCTGTACCAAGTAAAAGCGGTGATTTTGATATAGTGGAAGGTGATGAGTGTTGGAAGCAGGACTTAAGAAATGAAGCAGCCACAGAAGAAAAAGAACTGTTTTATGAAGATGAAGACGGAGATGAAGCCTACGGCTTTGGAATGACCGACTTTATGCATGCAGAGGATGATGAGTTTACAAGAACTGAGATTACCCAAAGAGTAAGCGGTAAGCTTGCTAAAAGAACATATCTTGACAGGGCAAAGACATTTCAAAATATAAGCTTTGAAAATGGCATTTATACAGATAAAGTAACCGTTTCAAAGAATAATTCAAAAGATGAATATAACATTGAACTGTCTACTAATGACGTGGAGGTGGTAAGTGAATGATAAGTGAAGACCTGCTTGATAAGATTTGCAGAGTTCCGGATGAAAATGAAGAAATGGAAAAAATAAGGGATGAACTTATTAAAGAGGATTTTATAATAACTGACCTTAAAAAAGGTGGAATATTTCATACCATTATCAGAATTTTTGTCAAAATCTATATAGAACTTAAAACCAAATCAAGGAAGCAGATAAATAATTTCTTTGTACTTCACGCAGATGAAGACTGGCTTGAATTAAAAGCTGCTGACTTTGGTAAAAAAAGAAAACAGGCAGTAAAGGCAAGAGGTTATATAACTATTGAAAGAAGAGATTACTTAGACGCCTTACAGATACTAAAAGGACATATGTTTAAGACACTTCCGGATGGAAGCGGAAATGAAAAAAAGTATTATGTGCTTGAAACTACAATAATAGAGGCAGGAAAAAGTGAAGGAAGGGTACTTGTTGAAGCTGCAGAAGGCGGTACAGCTTATAATGTACCAAATGAAAGAATAACAGTATCTATGATACACCTTGACGGAGTTGAAAAAGTGAGCAATAAAGAGGGCTGGCTACAGCTTGAAGGAGCTGACATAGAAGATATTGAAGCTTTTAGAAAAAGAGTAGGAGAGTCCTGGTCAGAGCTTGCTGAGTTAACTATAGAGGACAAGCTTAAGAATGCTGCAAGAAAGGTGGAAGGTGTTATTGATGTAAGCATTGATGCACAGCACCCAAGAGGACAGGGAACAACGGACATAATTGTAACCGGGGCAAACGGAACTGCTACACCTGAACTACTTAGAAAGGTAGAAGCTGCAGTATCGTATCTGAAAGGCAATTATGATGATTTTTTATGTAAGTCTGTAACTGTAGTTAATCATGATATAAGCCTTACTGTATATATATCAAAGGGAGTTTCAATTACAGGGATAAAGGAAAAGGCGGAAGAAATAATCAGAAGGCTTATGGAGCTTTCAAGTAGAAAAGAACCTGAATCACTTTATCTTGATGATATAAGGCTTGCACTTAAAGACGGACTTCCGGAATATAAAAGGACTGAGTTTACCAATCCGGTTAAAGATGTTGAACTGCCTAAAGGGCAGATCATTATGCTGCGGAATCTTACCGTTACAGTATCAAATGTAAAAGGAGCATAGTATGTTTGATAAATTTAGTGACTATATGTATTATCTCCTGATATCTCCATTAAAAAGAGTAAAAAAAGAACTTAACCAATGGTACAAACTCTTTAAGGTTTTGGGAAGACGGTTTGATGATGCCCTTGAAGCCATAAATAAAGAGGGTGAAGAGTCAATGCTTGTATCTTGTGATGATGATTTTCTACAAATACATGCAGATGAAAGAAAAATGCAGAGATATGCAGGGGAAAGCAACAGTAATTACAGAAAGCGAATAGCAAACTATCAGGAAGTAAGGAAACTCGGAGGAACAGATCAGGGTGTAAGACTTGCAGCTAAGACATTAGGATATGACAAGGTTGAAGTTGTAAAGGCTAATAAGCTGAAAGGCGTAACTCACAGATGGGCTGAGTTCTATCTCCTGGTAAAAATAAAAGTATCAAATGGTAGTGCCGGAAGCCTTGATGTGCTTAAAAAAGAGGTGCGGAAGGTTAAACATGTAGGTGCTAAAGATAATTATATCTTTATTTACACCACAGAAGTAAATGAACCACACAGAATAAAGTGCAGGGTAAGGTTTAAGTGGAGCTTGTCATATTACAGCTTCAGGAAGTTTGATGGAAGCTTTCTATTTGATGGCAGACACAAACTGAACTCACAAAGAATTGCCCACAAGGCTAACTGGAACTCTTGCAGCTTAATAAAACATAACTACAGAATATTAAAAACCATGCTTATAAAACAGGGAGAGACAATAATTATTTAATACCGGGAGGAAAATATGAAAAGTGTTATTACAGCCTTAAGAAGAAAGAAAATGGCTGAGGCTACCAATTCAACAGGAAGAATAGCAAAGGCTAAGTGGATTGCTCTTGGTTCCGGTGGAGTAGACAATCAGGGAGAAGTGATAGCTCCGTCTGAATCAGCTAACAGTCTTACTACAGAAGTGATTAAAAAAGAGATAACCAAATCAAAGAAAACATCAGATACAAGCTATGAGTATTCTATAGAGTTATCAGAGAGTGAGCTTGTGGGGACATATATATCTGAGCTTGCACTTATTGATGAAGACGGTGATGTTATTGCATTCTCAAATTTTCTGTCAAAAGGCAAGGATAATATTGAGACAACATTCACTATAGAGGACAGTTATTAAAGAAAAGAGGGAAAATGAAGTCAAAAACTTATGAGGAATTTGTAGAAAAATTTAAGCCAAAGCTTACAACGGATGACTGTTATACACCACCGGAAGTTTATGAGGCTGTAAAGAATTGGGCAGTAAAAGAGTACAAATTGGAAGGTAGGGAAATAGTAAGACCGTTTTATCCGGGAGGAGATTATGAACATTTCAACTATATAGATGGCAGTGTTGTTATAGACAATCCTCCATTTTCAATACTAAGCAAGATAATTGATTTTTACCTGGAAAGGGGAATTAAATTCTTTCTGTTTGCTCCACACTTAACGTTATTCTCCGGAAACCGTAATATTTGTTATCTAATTACAGGAGCAAAAATAATATATGAAAATGGTGCAAATGTCAGCACATCATTTATAACAAATATGGACGAATATAAAATAAAAGTTGTACCGGATTTGCTAGAGAAGATAAATGTAGCACAGAAGATGAAACGTTCCGCCCCCCCCGAAAAATATAGCTATCCCAAGAATGTTATAACTTCAACTAAGCTTGAAAGAGCAGTAAAAAGGGGAAAAACATTTAAGTTAAAAACGGATGAATGCTACTTCGTAAGACGAATAGATGCACAAAAGGAAATTAAAAAAACTATATTTGGTGCAGGTTTTTTAATACCGGATAACCGGGCAAATGAGCTGGAAAAAATCATAGGTGAAAGGGATGACGAAGGAGCAAGAGTTTTTAAGTTAAGTAAAAGGGAACGTCAGATAATAAAAGAAATGAAACAGGAGAAATAATATATGAAAGACTATACTATAGAACACTCTGAGTTTTCAGATAAAGTCAGTATTATTGAAACAAATGATCCGGCACATGCTGATGTGATTAATATACCAATTAAGCAGCTGTTTGGAAATACGGTGGCGAATAAGAAAGCTGTAGAAGATAGCAAAGAACAGATGGAGTCAAAGCTTCGGGCTTTTAAGAATGAAATATCAGAATCACAGGCGGAGCTTAATAAGTCGCTGGAAAAATCTATGAATGACATAAAAGAAAGTAATGCCGCTTTGGGAAAATCAATAAACAACATAGCTGATAGGATTACATTTATTGAAAAAACACAGCAATTATTTGACTATAAAATGTATGGAGAGGCTTCATACGTTTTCCAAAGAAAAGATTTATTATATGCTTTATATGAATATACCGAGCTGTCAATGAATGACTTAGAGATTAATGGTGAGGCTCTTGAATACTTAGCAAGAGGTAATAAAAATATAGGTAAGGGACTAGCCAGCATCTTTGATATTGCACAAAAGGAAATGTTAGAAAAGTTAAACACAATTCAAGAGGTATCAAACAATCCAACAGTAATGAATGTAATAGCGACTTCTAGTATAGCAATGCAGGCAGTGATAAATAGTAATACAGCAATGCAGACTGTGGTAAACAGTAGTACAGCAATGCAGGCAGTCGCAGGCTCTAGTATAGCAATTCAGGCAGTGATAAATAGCAATACAGCAATGCAGACTGTGGTAAACAGTAGTACAGCAATGCAGGCAGTCGCAGGCTCTGGTACAGCAATGCAGGCTGTGATAAATAGCAGTACAGCAATACAGGCTGTGGTAAACAGTAATATAGCAATGCAGGCAGTCGCAGGCTCTAGCACTGCAATAGCTGGTATTTGCAAAGTGGAATACACTGCTATAAAAGAATTTATAAAAGTAATCAATAACAATGATGATTACATAAAAAAAGTTTATGATACAGTAACTACTAGCCCTAATTTCCAGTTAGTTATAAAACAATATAATGATAATGTGAGCTACTTAAATCAGTATTGTAATACAATAAATACAATAATCTTATGTGCGTTAGGTTATTATAGTAATAAAGATGGTTCAACAAGTCTTTACATCAATGGCGGAATAATTAAATCGTCAATAAGAAGTGCTGGAAGCAATCCAGAAGCTGTGGTTAAGGGTAACTGTAATGCTGTAGCTGTGCCAACCGCTACATTTACAGAGAGTAATGATGGATATGCAGCAATCGCAGTTTATAAAGCAATTTAGGAGGAAAGATAATGGATAGTCTTATAAATAAAATTCGTAATCTTATTGTGAACAATATAAAAATCCTAACAGATAAGATTGACAGCGACTTAATAATTGGAGATATTAGTAAATTAAAAGGAGACACATTTACTCAGTCGTTTAATATAACCGGCAAGGGCACGGTTAAAAATATCACCCTAATGTTGGTGAACAATGCCACAGATTCTGTAAGCATAGTTGCTGATGACAGGGAAACAACATTGCGAGTCGGAGAAAATGGCCTATACCAGAATACAACAGTTTACAGTAAGGTATTAACTATAAATGAGCCAATTACTTTTAATTCTAAATTTTCATTAAAAGGAACAAACAGTAATTTGCGAGGTAATATTATTTATTTATTAAAAGATTAGGAGGTTTTAAATGTACATAATTGAAGACTCATTTATTTATCATGTTGAGAAGACAGAGCATTTTGAGGTTAAAGCCGGTATCGGTAAAGAGAAAAAGATAGAGCTTGTATCAGAAACCGAAACTGAGAAAGTTTATGAGTGCCAAAAGTTTGACCTCACGAAAGAAAAATATGTTCTTGACGAAGACACTAAAACCGTAGAGATTGACGGTAAAGAGTATAAGACGGAGAAAAATAAAATCATTGTGAAAAAGGAATTGTCTGAAACTAAAGCTAGAATTAAACATCTTGAGGAAGAATTAGAAAAAAAAGATCTTGAGAATAAGATTGCTTTGGCAGAAGTGTACGATATGGTTATTAAAAAAGGTGGTGGTGCTAGTGAGTAAGTTCACTTGGCTTATCATAAAATTTTTACTAAGGAAGGAGGATAAAACCATGGATGTTGTATTAGCAACTCTTATTGTGAAAAAAATGAGGTTTTACAAAGACTTAGAGCCTGACATGAAAGAAAGAGTAAAACCACTCTTGATAGCACTAGAAAGAGCTGACTTAATAGTAGAAGAATAAAGGATGCCAAAATATCCCATATCGCTATAATGTGGTATGGGATATTTATTCAAAATTATACTAAAATATGAAAATGGATTTTTGACAAAAATAATAAGATTTTTTGACAAAAATTTTGAGCGGCTACA